ATAATGCTATCTCTAGTAAATGTTTCTGATATTTCTTTGAGAGAACAGCCATACTGCAACAGTAAAGATACTGCTTTGCCAGAACTGCGTAATTCTCTGTCTAATGTGGATTCTGATTTCTTTGTCTTTACCCATACAGCTACAGGTGAAATTCCACTATCGCTTATAAGGTAATCCATAGTTGCTACGATGGGCATATCGTCAATCAACATACGAACATTAACGGATCTCATCCTGTTTGGAATCTCCATGCGTGCCACGTTATTCATAATCTCTTTCTATTATCATTTCCAAGTAATGTATAGCTTTTTCTATATCTTCTTTTTTACCCTTGTATTTGTGCCTACAAACGTACTTGATAACATTGCCTTCCGCATAGGGAAGATTATTGATGTTTATAAATTCTGCTGGTTGTATGATAAATCTTTTGTAGTGATCGCCTTTTATTTGCTTGTCCAGTGTCTTCATGGACACACTTTATTCCAACGACCTCCTTTTGACAATACCATTGGTAATAATTTTGGCAGTCCGTCTATAATTATTCCACAGCCAATAATAGGTCGAGACTTTTGTGTTTTGCAATACTCAAAAGCCAATGACTTAGCATCTATAAGACAGCCAACTTGCATACCCCAGTTAAGGTTATTAGGGTTAGCCCAGTACAAAATAGAATATGAGGAATGATAGTGGCCCTGAACTGTAGGGCAACCATATTGTTGTGCTACTTTTAAGACATTATTTGATTTGCCATGACAAAAATAAACCTGTTGTCCATTTGACATGGTGATAAGAAGATCATCGTGCCATTTCCAACCAGGCCCTACTTCTAAAAACTCATTATAGGACTTCATGGCAGCCCTAGGCAAGCCACTAGCTTTTTGTCTGCGGTATACTAGACTACCATGATTAGAATCCATAAGATCCATAACAGGAAATAGTTTTTCCATAGCGTGTATTGTAGGCAGTGATTGTTTGTGTTCGTCTCCAGCACTATATAAATCAGGATCACTGTCGTGAAAACTTATAGCGTGTGAGTCTACCTCATCACCTATATGTATTACACGATCAGGTTTGTATTTTTTCTTAATAGTTTTTAAAAAAGGAATTAAATCAGGATGGTGATAAGGACAATGAGTATCTGAAATAATCAGTATGCACTTATTTTTCATACTTAATATTTAGTTGATTTGCACTAGACGTGCAAGACTACATCAAAGTACGTATGATTAGGTAACACATTTGTAAAAAAACAGTAGTTCCTATAAACCAAACAAGAGTTCTCAGTTGTCTCATATCTCTTTCAATATGAAACAAATGATTATCCTTGAGGGTAGTAAGCTTGTTGTCCATTAGCTCAAGTTTACCCTCAATACGGATAATAGCTTCTTTATTGTGTTGTTCCATCAGTTTCTTTAGATTCTTCTTTTGGAAGTTCACTTTGAAGCTGTGCTGTCCAATAATTAGCAACGATATCTAAATCAGATTTTTGTTCAGCAACTTTTATAAGTTTATTATAAGATGCTTTACCTTTATCAGATAATTTAGATTCGTCATATTCTTTATTATTTAATGTAAACATATTAGCCCTCCAATTCTTTTACTTTAGTTTCTAAAGTTTCTATACGAGTCATAGCTTCTTGTAAAGCTTTCAAGGCTTTGATTTGAAGAACAGAATACTTAACACCTTTGACTTTTTCTTTACTTTCTTTTATATCGCCTACTTTTTTGGAGTGTGTTGCAGGAGTTTTTATTTCTCCAACTTCATTTCTTCCACTAATAACATCTGTATCTTCTGCTGTATAAAGGACAGCATCAACACCATCTTTAGTTTCAGCATCATCTGTTGTCCAAAGAGTTCCAAAATCTGAGTGTGCTGCAACCTCACCATTGCTCGGTTCTAATTCTGAAATTAATTTAGGACTTACAGCTTCTAGTTCTTGAGCAACAACACCTATCTCAACAATAGCAGAATCTCCATCAACTTTCTTTTTAAAGTTTCTAACCTTAATTGCTTTGATGTCATCCCATTGCGAGTTAGCATCTACAATATCTTTTTTTATTCTTTCATCAGATAATGTTCCAAATGTTCCATTCCCAAAAACAGCACCATTGGATGTTACAGAAAATCTACTGGCACTACTATCTATACAATCTATAAATGACTGAGTACCATTATTAGGAGCAGCTGCATCAAAATCTACTAATAGTCCAAAAGGTGTTGATGAATGAGTAGATTGAAAAAATGCCACTCTTACGTTAGCTTGGCTTTCAAACACCTGAAGTTTTGAACTTGCAACATCTGTAAAAGTTCCTATTTTCATTTGTGCATCTTCTAAGGTCATTATGCCTGCACCACTAGCGGCAAACTCCAGTCTATCGTCATTGTGGTCATACATTACATAACCTCTATATTCGGCATCACCAGATGTGCCATCAGCAAAATAAAGAGCACCTTCTTTATTATTTTCAGCTACGATAGTAATTCCATGATCCCCTGTAGTTCCTCCAACAACTAAATCATCAGCTTTAGCGTTATAACTTGCTGGAGTGTTAAGACCAATACCTACAGCATTATTACCACCATCAACAAACAACATATTAGCGTTACCGTCTGACTCTACTCGGAAGTCTATGTCAGCTGATTCATTATTCAAAACTATCTCAGTTGCACTTAAACCTACCATTGCTTTAAGCTCACCGCCTTTCATTGAATTAAGACTCAAAACAGCATCTTCTGTGCCATCACTAACATCTTGTGCTGTAACAAGAAGTTGTCCATAAACTACATCTTGAGAATTATCATTTCTACCAGTAAAGTTAATTTGTCCAATTCCGTCATTATCAGCAGGACTACTAGAGTTTCTGTAAAAATCTAAAATTGGTCCTTGGTTTGCGTCAGCATCAGTTGATATTAAAGTAAGTGTGTCTGAGTTATCAGTCACAGTAATAGTTACAGCTTCAGTAAATGCTGCAGTAGCACCTGCATAAGTTTTAAGTCTTGATGCTGTTACTTTACGGTTTGTACCGCCTGCACCATCATCAATAATAAATAAATCTGCATCAACGATTGCAGCTCCAATGTCTGTTGCTCCGTCTATATCTAGATCGGCAACAGCTATAGAGCCATCAGGAAATACTGGTGCTTGTGAAAAGGTTACAACACCAGATGATGATATAGCGATTGCGTCAGCATCTCCTGCCGAACCAATGTTACCATCATTAGGTATTGCGATTGCACCTGTCGTTGTAAGAGTTGTAGCTGTTAGAGCTTGTGCAGCGATTGTACTACCTGACTCAGCAGTAAATGTATTGGCTGTAATTACAAAGTCTTTTGCACCTGCAACATAGATGTCAATAGTATCGTCAGTAGGAGCTTCGATATATGTATCACCATCGTCATCAAGTATAATTTTTCCACCAAACGCAGCAGTATCTATACCTAATTCAACTTTGGTAGGAGTGCCAGAAGCTAAAGAGATACCTGTAAGGTTTACAGTTTGTAAACTAGATCCGTGTGATGTAGATGTAATAGTACCTTCTACTACATTTGCTCCACCATCAGTTACTCTAATCTTTCTACCTGCAAAATAAATAGCAGATAAGTCAGCAGATGAAGCTATAGTGAGTGTATCGGCATCAACACGAGCTATCGTGTAGTCCTTATCTCCATCTCCAAACTCGAAATATCCATCTCCAAGTTGTTCGTACATATCTCTGATATGTCCCATTAATTCTCTTGCAGCGTTATTGACATTTGAGGGTGCCATGTTTTCTGCAAAGTTCACAGTCAAGTTGTCGGTATTATTACCTGCTGTTGAACTAAATTTTCCTACGCCTGTTCCAGCCATTGTTTTATTCTCCTAGTTTATTTTCTTAGTTATTTGTATTGTTAAAATCTTTTGTTGGATTGATTGAAGTGAGTGAACCAACAAAAGGAGCTGTGCCTCTTGCTATTGGCTCTAATGCACCCAACAATCCAGTTGTAGGTGACCTACCTAATGGTCTTGACATTAATAATTCTGATGCAAGACCTGGTACTACTAATTTACCAGCTTTTAAAGGATTTAAGATAATGTCTTGTGCAAGTAAACGTGATGCAGTTCCGCTTTCAGGAAAACCTGAACCAAGAACATTTTGCATTGTTTCTGCTGTAGCTTGTAATGGTGCTTCACCTTTTATAACACCAGTTTTTCTCATAGTTGAATCTGCTTTCCTAATTGCCCTTAGAAGCTGTGCAGGTGTAAAGACACCTTCATTAATTACAGCTTGTTGCATAGCATCATTCAAAGGTATTAAATTACGATATACTGTATTTATTTTAACTAACTCACTTGCATTAGGATTTTGTATATCAATTTCATCTTCTAGTATTTGTTTTATAGTTTTAAATTGTAGACCTATTTCGCCTTCAAACCCACCTTTTTTTACAAAACTAATATTTAATCTACGTAGTTCTGTTTGTGCATTTTTTAAATCTTTTCCACTTAATTTACCATCTTTAATTTTATTAGTAATATATTTATCAACATAAGTTAAAACCTTTTTTTGTTCTTTTGTATCTAAAACTGAATCTTCTACTGAGTCTAAAATTTTTGATTGTAAATTTGTTGTATTATTTAATTTTAATTTACCAACAATGTTATCATATTCTTTGCTGATAATATCATCCACGAACTCATAGGCTTCACGACCAGTTTTTATTGTTTTTGGTATTTTGATACCTAACGGTTCTATTGCTTCTTGAAGTAATATTTTATTAGATTGCACTAATGTATCAAGACGTTTTGCTTGTATTGGAGCTCCAGCACCTGGATAAGATGTAGAAAGATCCTCTAAAGCTGTAATTAAAGTTGAACCTATTGATGGCCCATCTCTAAAAGATTGTCCTGGTGTTAATGGTATGCCTTTTTTTTGTAATTTTTTAGCTTGTTTTGATTTAATTGGTAAAACTTTAGAAGCTGCTTTTGATATTGCACCTCCTAAAGCTGCACTTGTTGCTGCTCCAGTAACTCTTTGTTGCAATCCTTCCGCAGTAGTAACGTCACCTTCAGAAGCTCCTGCTCCGTAAATTGCTCCTTCAATAGCTCCAATTTTTCCTGCTCCTTTTAAGCCTAAACGAGCTAATCCTGCACCGCCTAATAAAGCTGTAGGTAGTGATCCTATAATTTCTGATCCATAAGCAGCAACTGGTGCTTGTTGTCTAAAAACATCTATTTCATCCCTAACTTCTTTTACAATATCTGAATAATCTCTTTCATCGTACAAAGACCTTGCAAACGCCTCTACTTCATCACCAAAACCAAATAACAATCCTTGTCCTAAAGAAGTTCTTGCTATATTTGTACCGATGTTAACTGGTGCTTCTCTTTTATATTCTACTGGTCCTGGTGCTGCCATTAATATGCTCCTTTTATATCTTGTTCTGTTAAAATTCTAAACTGACTGTTAATTGCATCGTAAACAAAATCACCCGTTTTTAAAATACCTTGTTTTACCTTATCCTCATATTCTGTCTCGTTAGAATATGTTTCAAAAACAGAGCCTAACTCTGCATCAGCAAAATCACCAAAACCGAGTAAATTTTTATTTTCGTTTAAATATTTTTCCATGAGGGAAAGCCTTTTTTTATTGTATCTTGCAATAGATTTCATGCCACCAACAATAACCCTATTTCCTTCTACTGTATTTTCTATATTTGCTGTAGCCTCTCTAAATAAATTTGCTTCAAAATCTGATGTAGACCCTGATCCTGCAACTCTCATACGAGGTATAATAAAAGATGTAGTTGCATTAAATAATTCTTGTTGCGATAGTTTATCTAAATTTTCTTGTGGTAAAACATTTAAGTCGGCTAATATTTGTTTAAATGGCATTTTTAGTTTTTCTAATCTGCCAGTGTCAACAGGGTCTATGGCGTTTAACTGTTGATCTAAAACATTTAAACGAGTTTCAATTTCAGAAAAATTTTGTACTACTTCTGATGCTTTTTTTACTTGTTCAAATCCTGATTTAGTTGCTTCTTTTTCAAATGTGCTTTCACCTTCTGCCATTTTTACAAGTGGTTGTTTAACATTTTTTAAATATTCCATAAAAGTTCCTGTAAAACCTTGTTGAACAGCTAAATTATAATTTTCTTGATCTGTCGGTAAATCTGATGACGCATCTGGTATTGGCTGTAAACCTTGTGTTGCTATTTGTTCTTCATTTGCAAAAACTATTTCTCCTGTTTGTGGATTATATGCTTGTTTTGTAGTTGCAAATGTTTCTTCTTCAGGTTTCAGGGCATCACGTACTTCCTTGGCTTGTAAAGCACCACCTAGTATTGCTTGACCAATAGGTTGTCCTTGTGCAATAGCAAGTCCTATGTTTACTCTTGGATCACCTATTAATCCTGTTAGTGTTCTACCACCTTCAGGAGGTGCAAAGAAACCACCTGGTTGTGATGAAAAAAATCCTCCAGGGTTTGTGAGTGGGTTTTTAAATTGTACCATAATTATATCCTATAAAAATCCTAATCCGCCTAATACAGCACCACCAATAGCTCCAGGAGCTCCTAAAGCAGAACCAGCTACAGCTCCACCAAAGGCACCGCCTAGTCCACCAGATTGTTGACTTGGTGCATTGCTTACACCAGTAGGGAAACCACTTGCTATTGGACTAATAAGTCCAGCGTATTGTTGTAATTGTTGCATGGGTGCTGTTTGACCAAATTGAAATCTTGCAATCTGATCTTGTAATTGTCTTTGTGCTAAGTTTTCGTAAGCAGAACCTACTCCACCTAATGATGCGATAGCTTGTTGCCTACGTAAATCTAAACCTTGTTGAATACCTGGAAGCTGTCCTGCAGCTTGTAATTGTCTACCAAATGCAGATTCCATGCCTGCTTGTTGCCGACCTATATCTGCTTGTGATCCACTAAACTGTCTTCCCAGTTGACTTTCTAATCCCTGCATTTCTCTACCACGTTCTGTCGAAGCTAATTGACTGGCAATTGGTGCATACGCTTGAGTTATACCTCTGGCTACTGCTTGTTGAGCCTGTGGTGAAGTGCCTGTTCTACCCATACCACCAAATTGTGACTGAACTGAACCTAATACGTCTGAAGTTATGCCTTCACGAATACCTGTTAAATAGTCTGCTTGTGGAGTAAGTTGACCATAAGATGACCCCATACCTTGACCCATTCTACCTGTGTAAGAAGACATAGGAGAACCAGCAAACTGTCCAAAGGTCTGTGCAGCTTGTGCTTGTAGTGCTGAATTTTGTGCTTGTTCTAAGGCCTGAGCTTGTTGTAAATTAAGAGCTTGTTGTGTTTGCTCTGCAAATGGTACTACTGTACTTGAGGGAAAGAACTCTCTACCTAATCCACTACGGTAAATGTTTTGTGCTTCACCTAATATATCCTGCAAAAACGGTTCTGCAGGTGCATAAGGCTCTGTTCTTGATGTAGTTGTTTGATTTCCACCGCCACTTGACATACTTATTTCTCCAATTTCTTTTCTAGTAAATAATGAGTTGTTTTAAAACCCTTGTTGTTTAATATTTTTGACCAACCTGGTCTGGCATAAGTTTCAAAGTGAGTACACTCGTTACTTTTAGCCCATTTCTCTATATCGTGCAATCCGTCTTGCCAATCTTTTCTATTCTTACCAGTACAGATAAAAATGTTAGCAACCTTGCTATTTGGCCGAACTATAATTCTTGTTACCACAACCGCTTTTAGTTTTTGTTTCGCTTCTTCTTCCCAACCTAACCATAGTTGATTATCCCCACTACAACACGCTTCGTAAATATCTGACGTATTAAAGTGATGACCTGAGTAAGCAAGGGCTTTAGTAATAGAATCGTCAACTAAGTTCCAAACTGCTTCTATGTTTTCTTTTGGTATTTGTACTATTCCGATCATGTAATTTCTAATATACTGGCTACTACGTGTAATTGATTAGCTGCAGATGCAGTTACTTTCAATATTTCACTAGATTTTAATACCAATGGTGAAGTCAAAAATTCCGCTGTACCGTTGGCAGTAGATGCTTTTGTTTTAAATAAACTAAAAGTTGCTGGACTACTTTCTGCATCAGTAAGTGTAATTGTAAGTGTTGGTGTTGCACCAGCATCTTCACTAACCAATATAGATTTAACAATAGACTGACCATTTGAAGGTGCAGTGTAAAAAGTTGTTTCGTCTGTAGATGTTAAATCAACTTTAGCGTTTGTATAGTTATGTGCCATTAGTCCTTATGTTTTGTTAAATTAATCATTGCTCCTGCATTGTCTTCAAGTCTTTTCCAAAACTCATCTAGTGCGTTTGGATGTTCGCAGTTAGCACATTTACAAACTGCACAAACACCGTTGTTACCACAATGACAATGATGATCGCAGTTTATGCAAGAAACCATGATACAACCTCTTGGTTTTCATCATTATGGTATCGTATTAATTGATTAGTAAGTTCTTCAACCACTAATTGAAACTCAAGATCAGCGTCTTTGTTTTGATAAATGTATTGTAGGTCTATTTTACTAGCCATTAAATTAACCTGTTTTCTACTTGTCTCAGCACTTCTTTATCAAAACCTGTTAAATCAACTCCTGCGTTTGCTAAGAAACCTTTTGCAATACCGTCTCCATTGTAATCTGCAAACTCAATGTCTTTAATAAATATTCTACGTCTAGTTGTGTCTAGTGAATACACCACAGGTATTTTATCTATCTTTACTGAAATAGGGCTATCTTGAACCATTATAAACTTACCGTTTTCTTTAACGTAGTGACTACCTGCTACCGTTACACCTTTGTAATTATGTATTTCATCAGAAGCTTTAAATTGGAACACACCTGTAACTTCTCCACCTTTTGTTTTATCTCCAAGTTTAATATCTTTAATTCTTTTTTCTGATCCATCAAACATTTGTACAAGAGTGCTAGGATCAAAGCAGAAACCTCCTCCTGTTTTACCTTTTGAGGCTCTGTCTCGATCAGCTTTACTTGCTTGTCTATTAGGACCCTTGCCATCTCCTTTAACAGGAGTAGGATCAGGAGCAGGTGCTGGAGCAGGTGCTGGAGCAGGTGTTGGTTTAGTTATCTCTCCAACAGGAGTTCCTCTTTGGAAATTTCCTTGTTTGTTTATAAATCCTTTGATACCACCACCTAAGTCTACTTTATCACCTATTTGCAATCCTGTTCGTAAAACTCCTGAAGGTGTTGCTTTGCCAGGGCCATAACTTTCTCTTACAGTAGCAGCAATTTCGTCAGCTACAGCTTTACCGTATTGTTGTTCTATTCTATCTAATTGTTTACCATAATCTGTAGCGTTACCGCTTAATGCTGAATTTAACAATCCTGCTGGTGTAAATTTTTGTACTGCAGCAATATCTGTTAGTAAACTTGAAGAAATAGAACTAGGATCAAGTACTTCAATTCTGCCTGTAAGTGGATCTATACTTAAATTCATGTTTCCTACACGTTCTAAACCGATTCCTCCTAATCTATCGTCAAGACGATCTCCACCACGACCGCCCATTGCTCTTTCAACTTCTGCTAAAAGACCAGGTTGTGTAGTAGTCGTAGCAACATTGCCTTGATTAAAAGGCAGTGGTGTGTAACTTCCAAAATTACCAAAATTAAAACCTGCACCTGGAGCTAAACTAAAATTGCCTGGTGTGTAAGTTGAACCAGTTAGATCAGGCGTTTGAAACTGATTGCCTACAAATCTATTTTGTGCAACGGGTACACCAAATGGTGTATTAACAAAGTCAGACGCTAAAGTAGGATTATAATTACCAAAAGGATTTACATTTTGTACTAGACCTCCTAATATTTCTGATGTTTTTTGTAATTGATCTAAAAACAATGTATCTCCTAACAAACCTGTTGTCATTATCTATATCCTTCTTTTATTGCTTCTACGTCTAAACCTTGTGCATCAGACCATGTTGATCCTGCAGGTATAACGAGATTAAATTTAAAATATCTTGCTGATTTGTGAAACGGTATTGTTCCTGTGCTGTGCATAGTCGCAGCACTTGTAGTTGTAGCAGAGTCAGCAACTCTATTACGAAAACTTATTGTGCCAGTAGCAGCAGTTGTATCTACTATTGGTCTTACGTGTGTTACCAATGACCTGTTTTGACTAAATATTTCTGTCTCTCCAGTGCCAATAGTTGCAGCTAATGCTGATCCTTCAAATGATCCTAGTTTATGGTTTGTGTTAAATACACCAACACTACGAATACCACCAATAAACTGTGGTGAGTCTAATGATACTGTAATAGCATCTATGTCATTTGTACCAGATGTAGGAAAATCATCCAGTTCTTCTAATGTAGAACCAGGTGATAAGAAACTTATAATAACTTCGTGATCTAATTCCACTTGAGACCATCTATCACTTGCAATATGATATATAATTAATTTATCATTTTGAGTGGCTGTACTAGATCCAGTTGCAGAAGGATAAGACCACATCACTAATTTGTTTTCATGGTCATAAAATCCATGTACTCTTTCTCTTAGAGAATCTTTTAAATCTCCAAAGAAAAAACGATCTACTTTGTTCGCACCAATGGGTTTTGAACTTTGTCCATCAGTTACATAAAAACCATCTTCAGATAAATAGTAAACTAAATTACCAACCTGAATTACATTTTTGCCCTGTATAGCTCCTCTGTTTTCTTCAATACGTCTAAAAGAAAATACGGTATTACCACCACGATAATCCATTCTGGTAATTCTATTTTCTTGAAATATTAATCCATACTGTCCACCAGTAATACCTGTAATACCACCGCCTTCTGGTAGTGTTTCTGTATCAGCCTGATTAACACCAGCAGTCCATGCAGTCGGATCATTAAAACTTGACCAGTTTAAAGTGTTTTGTGCAGTAGTGGTAAAGCCTGTAACAACAAAGTTATTAATAACTGCAGCGTGTCTAAAGTTTGGTGGTGATCCTGCTAATGCAGCAAAGTCAGTAGATGAATCCAATGTCCATGCTTGAGGTGCATCTACTCCATTAAAAGCAATGACTCTTTCACCAAAACGAACAAAATCCCAATAACCTTCAGATGGTGTATTAAATGTAGTGCCACCACTTTCATCTACAAAAGAGTTTGCAACTAATCTATATAGTTTTGTAGCATCACCTGCAAATATACTAACGACACCACTGTCTGATTTAAAAGCTCTTCCGCCTTGTGATCTTGCGTCTAAAGCATTACTAGATGTATTAGATATAGCATTAAATGGTCTATAACTGTTTACAGCAGGAAATACATTTTTAGCTTGCGTTGCACCAGGGTTTACGTGATCTGGTAGGTCAGGTAGCCATTCTCCAAAAGGTACTTGCATTATTTTACGTTGTCAAAATTGTTAATATTAATACCTGATCTTTGTACTAAAGGAGTACCATTATACTTGTCTTTCTCGTCTGCCATTTCTACTTGTTGTAAAGCAGCTTCGTATTGGCCTTTAAATTGTGCAACAGTTTGTGGATCCATGCCACGAATAAATGTACTAGCAAAATACAATGCACCATATAAATATACATCAGGAAATTTATCTAAGATATTATTTGATGTGTTTGATGATGACAAAGCAGTAAATGCTTTGTAATAAACTATAGTAGAACTGTATGAAGAATCTGGAGCAGGACTAAATCGAAACTTTGAACCTTCAATAGAATATGCTCTTGGTCTACCAGTCGTGCTAGAACCTTGTGTTTCAGCTTGATGAAAAGGACTCATTAATTGTAATGCAGTTTTTGGGTCTGTACCCAAAACAAAACTTCTGACTTGTAAAAAACCAGTTGGTAAAGATTCCTGTTCTTCATCTATAGTAAAAGCAAGAGATGTTTCCATGTCTCTTATTCTTAATCTACGGTTAAAGTCAGCTTCAGTAAGATCAATAAAATCATCAATCTCTGAAGTTAAATCATCACGTGCTAAAAAATTAGCAATAGAAGTTTTTAAGTTTGCGTATGTATCTAAAGCCATTATAACCGTTTTTCTCCTGTTCTAAAATACATATACTCATTACTGTTTACCATTTCTCGTATAAGAGACTTTTGTTGTTCATTGTCTAACTTGTAAAAATTAGAATGACCAAATCTTTCTTTAGTTTTTAACTTTAAAGCAATTAATGGTATCTGTGCAATACGTTGAAGATCACCTCTTTGTGCTTCAGGTACATGATTACGAAATATTTTATTTTGTTCTAGGATAGGGGTCGTATCTTGACTGCTTCTTACGACAAGTTTACGTGTACCCCTATCAATGTGAATTTGTTGGTTAGGATTGTAAATATCCTCCATACTACAGCTCCGTAGTATCTACTGCATAAGCATCAACTAAAACTCTCCAACCATATGTATCAGACATAAACACAAGTCCAATACCTGTATTTTCAGTTGTTAAAGTTAAGTCTGCAGTTAATCCTTGTATCTTTTTACTATTTCTAGCAACGGTCAAATTGTTATTATCAAATGATGCAGCACTATCTAGTATGTGTATTTCATCACCAACTGCAGGGGATGCAGGAAGTGTTACTGTAAATGCACCACCAGATGTATCAGCAAGTATTCTGTCTCCAGCTACTGCTGTAAAGTTTGCAGTGTATGCTGTCCATCTTTTTAATGCACCATTAATAGCTTCAGCAACAGTGAGTGTGCTTGCCATATCTACTGCACCGTCTATATCAACCACATCTAAATTGGTTGTGCCATCAACATCTAAATCGCCATTAAAGTCAGCGTTACCAGCAAGTGTTAAGGTAGTGGCCATGTCGACAGCTCCGTCAATATCTACTATGTCTAAGTTTGTAGTTCCATCTATATCGGCATCACCAGATATGTCTAAACTTGCTCCATCTATTTCACCAGTAACAGTAATTGAATCTACAAATGTATCTTTAAAACGTAAAGAGGTTGTGCCTAAGTCTACATCTGAATCTGTAATCGGCCCAAGTACACCATTAGATATACTTACTTGTTCATCACCAGCAGCGACAAAAGCAAATGAATCTGATGCGTGTTTATAAACAATACCACCAGAGTTAGAAGCAGCATTATCTCCAAAGTCAATAAGCCCTATGTTATTAGCACTACCAGCCATTTGAATACCTGGTCTATTATCATCTTCAAATACAGCACATTGGGTAGTTGCATATACTGGACTTGATGCTAGATCATTTACTACATGAAGTCTTAATGCAGGACTATCAAAGTTAATGCCTATTTTATCTGTGCTACCTTTAATAAATAATAAATCTTGTTTAGTATCACCTTCAAATCTTGTGTCTACTGAATCACCATCTTCATTAAATACAGTACCTGTAAATAAATCGGTGATTGTTATTTTTTTAGTGGCAGTTGCACTGGTGTCTACTATAGGTAGTACGTCTGCAGCAGCAGCCGAAGTCAATGCTGTCAAATCACTAATTTTACTATCAGCCATGTTTTATCCTCTTTTTCTTTTTCTTTTTAGGTTTGGAAAGTTGTTCTTTCTCTTTTAATAATTTTACAAGTTCTGAAAATTTCATTTGCCTTGTCCAATGTACTTTTTAAAACTTCTTCGTTTTTGTTTATTTTTAGGTCTTGATCGAACACTATGGCCAATAGAAGTTCTTTTCTTTACGCCTGCTGTGTGTTCTTGATAAGCCTTTGCTTTTCTCATTAATTTTGAATAGGAGTGTCAGTAAAGTATGAAACACCAACACCATCTTCACGTATGATGTTATCGCCTGTTTCTAATAATAAATATGTTAAATCTTCTAGGTTTAGGGCATCATTAGGTACATCTGTCCTACGGTTACGGTAGCGATCCTGACTTCGTAATGATATAAAACCTGGTCTCATTATTGACTAAGTTCAGTTACTCTTGCAGTTCCTGTTACAGAACCAACTCTTAATACAGCAACTTTATCAGATCCAGCAACTCTAAAATACTCAACAGTAAATGCTGGTAAAATAAATGATGATGAACTTGCAGTAGGTGCTGAAGAAATTTCTACATAAGCATCTACAGTAGTCACTATTCTAATATCTCTTGTTTGTGCATTGACTGCATTAGAAGCAGCAGATGACGAACCTACAGCTACAGTTTGTGTAGCACCAGGCTTAAATGTTGTTGGAGCTTTATTCATGTTTTATCCTTAAATAAAAGGTGGGGAGCCGAAGCTCCCACACCTAATTAGTATTATTGGTTAATGTCCAAAATGATACCGTGTGCGGCTTCATTTCTAACTTCCAAAGTATACTCAACTAAAAGTTGTTTCTTCTCAGAGTCACCAGTTTTGGCAAGATCCTGAATCTCGAAGTCTCTTAGGTAAGCAGTAGCCATCATATCACGCTGGATGATAAATACATCTTTAGCGTCTGTGGTAGCCATTACTCTGTTTGGTACAATTCTGATGTCACCGAAATCAGACGAATAAACGTCAATCGCAGCATACTCAGTCTTATCACCAGCAGGGCCGAAACGAGTTGTATTAGCGTTAAAGCCAGATATAACTTGTTTTACAGATGGAGGACATACCAGCATATCCATGTCACCACCAGAAGTATAAACTTCTTTAATGACTGTTTTTAGGATAGCTTCAGTAAGGTCTCTATCTGTACCTGAACCAGGTAAGTCAGTACCAGAACCAGTAGAAAGTGAACCAGAAGTTCCTGCATCACCGTTAGTTTTAATCCAAGTAGGAATAGATCCTAGCTCTCTAGCAGCGGTTGCAGAACCTGAAACTTGTACATTAGGCTCGATAATGTCGAATTCCATGTCCTTCTTTAATTCTTTCGATTTTTTTGCGATTTGATACGCCATTTCGTCAGCTCGGCCAGCAGCATCAACTGCAGATTGAGTTCCAGAAAGTGCGATCACTTTGTCAGAAATTTGACAAAAGTTAAATGCTCTAGTTGTTGCAGTCATAGCATCTATCGTTGCATCATCACCTTCAATAACTGCGTTAGTTGCAGGTGTTGCTAATGCGTCTAGTTGCCATTCGTGCTTAGTTGATTTTGCTGCAGTTCTAGGAATTGCAGACAGTATTGGAGTATCTTCTGGAGAAATGTTGTAAATTACATCCACCAAGTCCTCTCGAATACCTACCGTTTCAAACGTATCAAATAAGTTTGTTGGTTGTGCCATAAGGCCTCCTTGTTATTTTTAAATTAAATTACGAAAAAACTTAGCAGCGTCTCTGACCTGTCCAGTCTTTCGTAATCGTGAGAGTTGTTGACGTTTTGCTTCAGCATCTGACTGAGCTTTACTTCTCGCCACTCCACCTTTAACAACTTTAGGAGCATTGGCCACTTTCTTCTTTATTTGTGGCTTTGCTTTTTGTAGATTACGATATGACATCGCATCTTTAACAAGCATCACGTATCTGTGATCGTATACACTGTTGATTTCAGAGTCATTAAATCCAATGTTGCCTAAATAGTTTCTCATTTCTTCTTTGAAACGAGGCCCTTTTTGTGCATCAAGTAATTCTGGAACTTTTTGACTAAGAAGTTTTTGTTGTTCTTCCAAGTATTTGTTAAACTCTTGAGCTTGTAACTCTTGAGTTTGCTGTGATACCTGAGCTAATTGTTCATGCTTTTTACGCATCTTATGCTCTAGTCTCGCAGCTTCTACTGGATCTTCGTCATACAACTTCTCAAAATCTATATCAGCGTATTCTTGTTGTAGTTGTGCTTGTGCAGCGTTGTTAAGTTCGTTCAGCTTAGTTAGCTTTGCTTCAACGTCTTTTTTGGATCGTTCAACAAATTCACTTGACTGGTTTCTCTCCTGTGCAAGTTCCTGTGTTTTACGAGTGTAATCTGCATTTCGTTGATACCCTTGAATTAACTCCTCTAGGTTGACCGACAGTTCTGTACCATCAACGGTTACAGAATAAAATGGTTCCTCGGAGTTCTCTTGTATATCACTCGACTCAGATGTTTCTTCTACCTTATCAGATGTTTCCATCTCCATAGGGCTTTCAGTTTCTTCAGTAAGAAGTCCTTCTTCTGATTCTACTGTTTCAGTTGGTTCCTCAGTTGTTTCTGTAGGAACATTTTCTACTGGTGCAGATTCTTCTTTGGTCATAAGACCTTTGATTATGTTTCCTGCATCCAATACGTTAGTTGCTTGGCGTTCAGCCATAACAGCCTCCTTTTAAATGTTACACTCCCAAATGGGTTGGTGTATTCGATTTAAGTCGAATTTTTTTTGAGATCGTTAATTTGCACAGCAGCTAATTTGCCTGTGTCCATAACGGTACGAAAGTGGTTTTCTACTTTTTCAGTAATGTGATATGCCTGCCATAGGGCTTTACGCACATCATCTTCATTGTGTTTCGTCTGAAATATAGCACTTTGATACTCAACTTTTAAAGTTTCAAATGCTTCTTTAAATAACGGTTCATCAAGCAATAACTTTGCTTTCTCGCCACGTTGTCTTTCAGTCTCTAAATTATTGTTGTTCATTGTTTGGGTTTATCACGTTTTTAGTGATTTGGTCAAGCTCACCTAAAGCAGCTTTCCGTTGTTCCCTTATAGTACGTTGTGCCTGTTCTTGTATTTTACCTTGCTGTACTATTTCTTCTTTGGCTAACATTGCATTATTACGCAACTCAGTCTCATTTATCTTAGTACCATACTGTAGCTCTAATTCTTTTATACGAGTTTCAAACCTCAGAATCATCTCTTGATAATCTTTTTCTAGTTGTTTTATTTTTAATTCGCTATCAATTTGTTTTCTATAGTTCTCACCTTGAACTTGAAGTTGTGAAACTTTTTCAAACTCTGTAGGTTGTGGTGGCTGAGGTGGTGGCATATTCTGCATACCAATATCAGGATCGGTGAAGAACGAATTAGGATTTTTAAGTCCAGCATTTTCAACAATCTTACTAAGAGTGTTATAAATGTTTCGTAAATTTACCATCGGCCCAGCAGCAGAACCTTGTAGCTCTAGTGCTTTTAATTGAGTTTGAAGTATGTTATTTAAAATAGAAAGTTGTTGGTCTCTTGAACCAGTACCCAATCCAACACTTATAGAAATGTTGCATCGGTTTCTCCATTCCATAGGTCTGAACGGAACAAAGTTATTTCTTATCTTAATAATTCTTTCTTTATCTTGGTGTTTAACGATAAGTTCAAACATTTTTAAGAACATATCTTTAACACCAGTCTCAGCAAAGATACGAGCTATAAGTTCTACTCTCATTTGTGCTTGAGATAAAATAGTGTTTACACCAGTTGCAGTCTTATTTAAAGAATCTGCATCCATACCTTGTGAGTATCTAGTAATACCTGTTCGTTGTTCACGTACAGTATCTAAATATTCCAACATAGGAAACGCTTGGTTATTAATTGTTTGCGTTTGCATTGGCATCATAACCTGACCAGGAGAACCTTTAGTCCTCACAACACCGCCAGGTCTGTTTGTAAGTAAGTCATCTAAATTAACTTGACCATCCATTACAGCAACTCTGTTGTTGTTTGTAAGGTACATATTGTCAAGCAACTGTCTCATTACTGTAGACTTAATTAATTGTAAGTCCTCAGTCATTTCAGAAACAGAACGACCGTAAAATCTGTGTGGAACCATTATAGGTGTAACAGAAACAAAAGGTATACTGTCACACAGTTCATCGTCTAATATTGTGTAGCCTTCAGCACCCGCTAAAGTAATTTTTCTTAACTTGGCAACACCATCGCCTTCTTCGTCAAGATGGATGTAACATTCGAAAATAGATATTTCATCTGTACTAGCTTCGCCAGCATCACTGTTATAGTCGTGATCTAAATTTCTATAACGTGTAATTTTTTCTTCATTGTATCTATCTTGTGAGTCAGCAGGTAAACTATAAACTTTATCGCTATCAAATCCAGCTTCTACTAATTGTGTTCTTGTAACTGTAGTTCTGTGTGCAACAAAGTTTGCGTCTTGTATACTTTTAGCTCTACGTTCAATTAAAAATTCTTCTGGTGGTATTGCTTCTATTTTTACTTTACCAAAATCTTCTTCTCTTTCAATAACTACATCATGCAACATAGGTATTGGTGTGTTGTTTATCTGTTCCAACGTCATAGGGTCAACAGGTTGACCAGACTCTTCTATTTGTTTTAAAATATTTTCTTTTTCTTTAATTGCTTTTTCATCTTCGTACTCTGTATGCTCTTTTACTTTTACACCATTTTCATCAAGCAGCATCGTGTATTCATCTTCACTTAACTTTTCATAAGACTCACGTTCACGTTTTTTTGAGGTGTCCCAATAAATTTTTGCAATACCGTTTTTTTGTATCAGTGCATCTTTAAATAAAGTGTAGAGAGTTATAAAGCCATCGTTATCTTTGTTAAATACGTAGTTTAAATAATCACTAGCTTGTTTTGCAATCTCTTCATCTTCTGCGGTAACAGGTTCACACTTAACAATTTCATCACTAGCAGCAAAAGTTCTCAACAGTGTCGGTAAGATAGACTCAATAACATCAGACACATCAGTAGAAACTACTTGTGAACGACCTTCTTGTTCATTACCAAAAGGTTCACCAAAATAATATTCTAATGATTTTTGTCTTTGTTCAGTTATGTCTGAACCAATGTAACCTAAAGATGCTTTGATCTCTGAGCTAACTATTGAGCCGACTTCTATGTCTGTAAGTGCTTTGCCTTTTGCCATGTTAAACTATATACCTTGTATCAATATTTATTTCTCTTGTCCATACACTGGCAGTTCCAGGATCAATCGCACAACCGTAACGAAATGCGTCAGCTCCGTGTGAACTCCAATCATGTAGAGGTTTGTTTTTAAATGTCTGCATACGATCATCAAACTCTTTTCGGTATTGTCGCAAACATTCAATACCAGCCTTACAGCGGTTACGATCAAACCAACATTGGTCTAATGTATTTCTAACTGCTTCTATTCCATGTTGAACTTCTAACTTAGGACATATATCAAATTGTATTCCTAATTCAGATGCAACCTCTAAACGAGATTTACCAGTTCCTAATTCTCTTGCTACAATATCATGGGGTGCTACGTGCCTTCCATAATTGTAAGCTTTGTCTTTTAACACACCAGCGTAATGTGCAAGAGCTTCACCAGATGTTTCGTAGTAATCTATTAAACGAACTTCTGTTCCTACTCTTTGTGCAAACCATATTGATGTTGAATCTCCGATACCTAAATCCCACCATGTTTCTACGTCTATGTTTTTATCGTATTCAATATCAACAATACGGTTTTCTTTCTCAGCTTTTTGTATCTGCTTACCGTAGTAAGAACCTGATACAGCAGCTTGGAAACTACATTCAAACTCTTGCTCGTATTGATCCTCTGGCATCGTTAGACGAGCTTCTTCTAATTCTTCTTTGCTTATAATATCTGTTTCAGATGCTCTGTATAATACAGCTTTCCAATTACCACCTCTGCGTTTTGCAAGGTCGTATACATCCCAGAACTGATT